TTTTATGCCATGGAGGCTTTTCTTTGCTCAAAAGGCGAATTCTTTTTTTATCCTGACATTGAGGATTTATATCGGGGAATTCCATTGAATCTTTGGTTATTTAATCCCAACGACGTGAAGAAAACCGAAAACGGCGAAGCCTGGGAAGTTAAACTTGAGAACGGAAAAAAGAAACTTGTGATTGACAACGAGGATCTTTTTATCGGCAAATATTGGAACCCTGACAGCATGACTCGCGGGCTTTCTCCGATTTCTTCCCTTGCCCTTACAGACTCAATCCGTTTTCATGCCATGGCTTTCCAAGATAATTTTTTTAAAAATGATGCTACCCCGCCGCTGGTATTAAAAAAAGAAACCGTTGCCCAGGAGAGGGAACTTAAAGAATTCAAGGCTGCTATAAGAGCGCGCCGCGGCGCGCAAAATGCTGGAAAAGAAATGATTTTGCATGGCGGGTGGTCTGTTGATACTTTAACGCCGAGCAATAAGGACATTCAGGTTTTGAAAATTCTGGAAGCGACAACAGACGAAATTTGCGCTGTCTTCGGCGTTCCAAAAACTGAATTGTCAATCAGGGATGGTCTAAATTATGCCACGGCACTGAGTGAGGATAGATCCTACTGGAAAAAGACACTTCTTCCGGACCTGAAAAAAATTGAATCGACTGTTAATGAATGGCTTAACACTATCGGTTATAGAGCAGAACCGGATTTAAGATCAATCCCTTCGCTTAATTATGAATGGCTCGAATTAGTCGAGGCTGCCGAGAAATTAAAAAACATGGGATTTAAGCTGACCGAGATCAATGAAAAACTTGGTTTTGGTTTTGAAGATGTTGAGGACTCTACTCCGGAACCGGTCGCGGTCGCCCCTCCTCAGGAAACCGCGCCGGACCAGAGTAAAAAAATAGATATTGATCAGCTGGGAAATATAAAAATTCCTCCTGAAGAGCAAGCAAAAGCGATAAGGGCTGCAATTTGGAAAAAGCTTGATGAAGAAGTCAAGGCGCCTGAGGCTCGCGCCCGGGCAGCTGTCAGAAAGTATTTTCTTGAGGTCGAGCGAAAGACCTTAAGGCGAATACAGAAAAACCTTGAAGCTGCTAAAACAAAAGCAGAGGAACGCGCTCCGGGAGTTGATGAACTTTTAGAATTTATCGACGATGCAAAATTGACTAATGCAATTAAGGGTCATATTGAAGAGGCATCAAAAAAAGGCGTTGATTCTATGGGGATTGACTGGGAAACTGTCGACGATGATGCCCTGGCTGCGGTCCGAAAAAGAGTTGATAAGGTTACTCAAATTAATACGACTTTAAAAATTGAACTTCGGGAAATGGTAAGCAAGGCAATAGCTGAAGGTTTGCCGGTTGACCAACTCGCAAAACAAATAATAACCGGATTTAAAGACAAAATGCGGGATGTTAAGCGAAGAGCGAAGACCATAGCCAGGACTGAAATAAACAGCGCCTATAGTGATGGTCGATTTGCCGCGATGTCATCAACTGATCCAATCGGGAAAAAGTGGATAACATCAAGATCGGGAGAAATCAGAGAGATGCATAAAAACTCAGACGGTGAAATTGTTAAATGGAATGATAATTTTAGCAATGGTCTTAGTCGTCCACATGATCCAGGTGGAGATAAAAAAAATGTGATAAACTGTCGTTGTAAAATGGTCCCAATATATGACCCGGAGGAGTTGCCAAAATGACAGGTGAGAAAGTCCCTAATGGCAAATGGCATGGCTGTAGACAATATAATTCTATTTTTGGTATTGAAAAAAAATTTACCAGGAGAGAATTCAGAAGATATCAAAAAAAGATATTATCAAAAGAGTTTGAATTGTCAATGACTGAATTAGGAGAATTGCCAAAATGAGAAAGATTTTAGATACCAATTTTAAAAAGAGAATTATTGACGGTAAGGAAGTTTACGAGGCAAAGTTTACGGCTCCGACTGTGGACCGCGATAATGAATTACTTTTGACTTCTGGCATTGACGTTTCACATTATGTTAAAAATCCAGTGGTTTTTTATGATCACGCATGGTCAACATGGGGTAGCCCACATGAGGAAACTTTGCCGATAGGAAAGGCTGTCAATGTAAAGATAGGCAAAAAAGAGGGAGTCGCTCAATTTGTTTTTTCTGATCTTGATTTTGCTCAAAAGGTTAAAATCCTTGTTGATGAGGGTATTTTAAATATGACCTCAATCGGCTTTATCCCGAAAGAATATCTTCAGTCAGAGCAGGAAATGAAAAAAATCCTGGAAAGTGACGGAATTAAAATCGACGCACTTCCCCGGATTATGTTCACAAAATCCGAAATGCTTGAATTCTCGATTGTCGGGATCCCGTCGAACCGGGAAGCAGCTATTTTAAATTCATACAACGGCCAGAAGGCCAAAGAGATAAAATCTATTTTGCAAGATATCAGCGGAAATTCAGAAGATACGGATAATAGCCGGACCGGAGCGCAGGCCAGCGCAGAAGAAGGCGAAAAGAAATTGACATATCTGGATAAGCGGGTAACTTGCTACAGAAAGGAATTTTAAATTATGGACAAATTAGAACTTTTGAAAAACCAGCTTGACCTTGTTAATAGGTCAATCGCCGATAAAAAAAATCTGCTCTCGAAAGAAGAGGACGCTTCCAAACAATCCGAGATTGTCGCAGAAATTGACACTTTGAACAAAGCCGCTGGAAAACTTGAGGCACAGATCGAAGCCGAAAAAGAAAAACAGGCTGACGAGGCAGAACAGACCAAGGGAGCTATGAAAGATGCTCAGAAAAAATCAGGAATTGCCCAGGCCCATGCACAGACAAAAGAGCCAAAAATCGAAATCGTTCGCCCCGGAATGTATAAGGGATATCCCCTTAAGGCAGAGATGGCCGGGCTTCGCTCAGTACGCGATATTAAAAGCGATGAAGTAGCGGACGCTATTTGTCGCGCTATGATTAATATCTATGATCATACTACCAAACACCCAAGGAAAGAAATTTCAATCAAAGCAGCCATGCAGGAGGATACAGCATCAGAGGGAGCAGAATTCATCACCACCGAAGTAAGGACCGAGCTGTTAAGCTATGCAAAGGATTTTTCTATTGCACTTCAGGACGCTTCAATAGTTCCGATGAAATCAAAAGTTATGACCGTACCTAAAGAATATGGTTCAATTACTTTGCTTTTTGAGCCTGAAGAGGATGCAATCCAGGCAACAAATGCAGGTAGTTCTAGTGTAACTTTAACTGCTAAGAAATTAGCCGGTTATTCAACAATTTCTAATGAATTGATCGATGATACTTTTCTTGCAGGCGGTATTACCTCAATGTTGTTGCCGATGTTCATTGAAGCTGCAGCCCAAAAAATTGACAGTGCTGTTTTTTGCGGGACTGGCGATCCTATGTCAGGTATATTTACCGGCGGCGTTGGATACTCTGAAGTTTTTGACACAGGAAGCACAAGCTTTTCTGAATTGCTGGAAGTTAATACCAGGAATCTTTTAGGTGCAATTCCTGAAAGATATCTTACTGCTGCAAAGTGGTATGTTGGTCAGTCAAACTATTATACCTATGTTTTAGGTTTGAAAGATACAACAGGAAAATACCTTTTCCAGGAATCAACCCGGGGCGAAGGCGTAAACAAACGGCTTTGGGGTTATCCTGTTAGACATCCTTCAACTGTTCCAGCTAATGCGGAAGGTGCTGGTTTCGCGGTGTTCGGGGATCTCAAAGGTGTATTAATAGGTGAGCGAATGATGGACATGTCATTTAAAGTTGATCCTTATACAGCAATGAATACATGGCAGACAAAATTTTATTTTGTTATTAGATTTGCCTTGGCATTAGCAATGGGTAATAAACTCGGCAGGATTGTAACTGGAGCAGCATCATAAAATAAAATCTTAGGACTTAGCGCGCTGGGCTCCAAAAAATCCCTGGCGCGCGGTCCTTTCTTTGAGGAGCAAAGCCAATGCGGATACATTGGGCAGTTAATACAAATTATATCGGTATAGGATTTGGATATTCAACTCATCAAAAGAGACTTAGAGAAGGCTTAGAGCGGCAAGGTGTTGAAATTACCGAGAAATCTGATATCGCGGTACACCTTACAACCCCTGATGCCTTTCGCCCCATTCCCGGAAAATTCAATATTCTGTATACAATGTATGAATGTACCACTTTGCCGAAAAGATGGGTTGATCCGATTAATAAGGCTCATGCGTTAGTGGTCCCATGCAGGCAGAATGTTGCTTTATTCCGGAACTATACAAAATTACCACTTGCTTTATGTTGGGAAGGTGTAGAGGTAGACAAGTATACTTACATCGAGCGAGAATTTCCAGAAGATCGGCCATTTACTTATTTGTGGTTAGGTGCTTCAAATCCACGGAAGGGGACAGAGCATATAATTTATGCATGGGAAAGATTCAATATTGAATTACAAATGCGTGGAATGGATAGAACCAAATTTTTACTTATTTTGAAAACCACCCAGGAACGTGACAGGGAAGTGGGAGTCAATTTCAAGTTTAAAAATAAACAAGGGAAATTACTTTGGGAGGAAACAAAAAGCGAAAAGATGCCAGCAGAAAGATTATTGCAGGTTGCCGGAAATGCTATTTTTGATTCTCGGCGGTTGCCTGTCCTGCCTGTCAAATGTGAATACAATCTTAATGAACCAAATTCTTTACAGGAAATCTATCATGCGGCTCATTGTTTTGTACTTCCAACTCGTGGGGAGGGCTTCGGGTTAACCTTGGCAGAGGCGGCGGCGACTGGTTGCCCTTGCATCTATACACCATGGGGCGGGCCAAAAGATTTTATGAGTCGAGATACTGGATATCCTTTGAAATTTAAGTTTTCACCGGTCCGAGCCATAGGTTATAGAAAAAATAAAGAATCCGGGAAAATGGAAAAATATATTTCTCATGAAAGCCAGGGGGCTGACGCTGATATAGATCATATTGTTAGACGTATGTTTCAAGTTTATTTTGATTATAAAACAGCTTTGGAAAAAGGGAAAAAGGCGGCTGAAAATATACGGGCCGGGTTTACCTGGGATATATCAGCTCAATCATTTATAAAAATTGTTGAAAACTGGATGCCAGTGATTCAAGAAAAATTAAAGGAGATTAAAGCGGCGTGAATAAGATAATGTGGTTTTTTCTACACGTTGTAAAAACTGGCGGTACCACACTTTTTAAACATATCGAAAAACATTTTCCAAATTCTCGACGAGTTAATATTGGTATACGACCGAAAAGCACAGACGAATTTATCTCTGGTCACTGTTTTGCAATTAATTTAAACAGTCATAAGCCTTTTAAAAATGTTGATCCTCGATATATTACTATTATCCGGGATCCGGCCGACTGGCTCCTCTCTGTTTATCATCAGGACATGAGCAGAAGGGATAAAATTATTTCTTTCCGCGATTGGTACGATTGCGGAAATCCAAATTCAGTAATTCCCGGACCTACCAGGGCCAGGGACAGAATGACAAAATATCTTGAAAATCTTTTTTGTTGTAACGGTGTTGAAAATATTATCTATCATCTTAACAATACTTTTTATAAAGTTTTCATTACAGATAAATTAAATATTGATTTACCAAAGTTTTTTAAAGAGCTTGGAATCAATGAAGATTTTGAATCGTGGCGAGTATGCGGTAAGTATTCGAAAGAGGACAAAAAAATTATTCCTAAGCTTCAGGAAATGACACCTGATTTAAGAAATATGATATATAAGCAAAACACAATGGATTTAAAAATATATGTTGAGGCAAGACGTATAAGAGGAGCAAGCAATGAATAATATTTTATTTTTCCCTACGATGAGATGTAATTTAAAATGTTCTTACTGTCATTTCAAGGTTGACAGAAACAAAGAGGATTATGATTGGACTGGATACGGCAAAACACATCATATAGAGAGAGAGCTTCCCTATCAAGACTTTTTAACCTTTTTTGAAAAGGTTCAACCTTATCACCTGGAATTTTCCGGTGGAGAGCCGACGATCTATTATGATTTTAAAAATCTTGTGAATAATATTCATGATGGCTCAAAATGGGCGATTACTTCTAACACTTTAGGCGATTTATCCGGAATTGATTTTTCAAAACTGGAATGCTGGACCGCTTCATGCCATACAGAAAATCAAAGATTTTTTGACAACATAATGTATTTAAAATCAAATGGTGTTAGCGTTTCAATTTCAATGGTGGTTACAAAGGCAAACATCGAAAATGTAATTTACAGGACTATAAAATATTCAAAATACGGCGTTAGGATTAATCTTTTAAGAGAGCTAAACCCGGGTGTATCATGGAATAATACTGAAGAGTGGGAAGTCTTGAAAATCATGAAGCACTTAGGCGTAAATGTTGTTGAAGATGATATACCGCCAGAATATGAATTCACAAGCGGGTGGTATTGTGAAGGTGGGCGGGCTTATTTTTCTGTCATGCCTGACGGTAAAGTTTATCGATGTTATTCCGAAGCAATGACAGGTGAACCTTTGGGAGATGTAAAAACTTTTTCGCCTGGTAGCAATCCTACTGAATGTTATCGAAAATGCTTCGGCTGCGCTATGGATTACAAAGCACACGTTCACAAATTGCAAAATAAAGATTGCAAATAAAGCAATTTTGTTTTAATATGTTTTGAAAGGTTTTTGAATGGCTGAATTAATTAGGTGGGTAGACTATAATCTCGAAACTGGAAATAATGACGGCACAACTGAAGCCGACGCTTTTAGAGGTGTTGACGCTCTCAACTATGCCATATTAAATATGGATACATATGCAAAACAATGTACAACAAACAGTCATGTATTAAGAATTATAGTTAAAGGTGTTGGGAAATCAAGCACGTCTGCAAATATGGAAAAGTTAGGAGCTACATATTTAACAAGTAATACTTATTATGTGCAAATAGAAGTTGATGAGAGAGAAAAAAATCTTGGTTTTTTTGATAGCGATAAATTCTATTTAGATATGCATGATGGATCCGGAGACAATTTATTTTTAGTCCAAGATACTCCACAAAATCTCAGGTTTAAAAACTTTCAATTCCTTGTTTCATGTTGGGGAGCTTTTCAGATTTGGAGCGGAAGCGGAATAAATGTTCACTATCAATTTGAAAACTGCATATTTGATAATACTGATTCTCCGCGTTTTTCTGTTTGCATGTCGGCAAGGGGTTTTTATAATATACTTTCTATCGTAACTTTTATAAATTGTATTTTTATAAATTGGAATATAGGCTATGAGGATACACATGGAAGCATTAATTTTATGTATTTATCACCGAACCCGCGCTTTTTATTCTACAATTGTCAGTTTCATAATGTTAGCATGATTTTTTATGATGATTTTTACACATCTTACGATATGGACGTATTGTATATAAATTGTTTGTTTGATAATGTTTTGAAATTACAGCACTCCGAGACATATACTTATGTCACAGAAGAAGCGGAATGTAGCAATAATTCATCAAGTAGTTTGGTGATACCGTCAATAGGGACAAGCTATACAAATCAAACTTTTTTATTTGAAGATTCTGAAAATAATAAATATAAAATATTAGGTGGAGACTCGGGAGCAAAAGAAAAAGGGCTTGATAATTCTGGTGCTGGATATACTGAAGACATTAGAGGATTTCAACGGGTTGAACCCTGGGATATTGGAGCTTTTCAAATAACTTTGAAAAATAAGAGCGCGCTTAATGGGTTGTTTAGCGCGGAAAGGTTAATATTATGATAAATTTAGGCAGTGTTTTAAATAGTTCAACAATAAGAATTCCTTTTAATACTTTTGACAGCTCCGGGGCGAGTGTTACGGTCACAGATTTAGCGGCCGGGGATGTAAAAATTTATAAGGATGGAAGCGCGACAGAGCGATCCAGCTCGGCCGGTATTTCTGTCTCTATAGATTTTGACTCTATAACCGGTAATCATTATATAATTATTGACCTTTCAGATAATACAGATAGCGGATTTTATGAAAATGATTCTGTTTATGATGTGAGACTTGAGGGGATTACGGTTGACGGACAAACTATAAACGTTTGGATAGGACGATTTAGAATATCAGCTAAACCGAACGTTGACGATCTTCAAGATTTAACAGCGGCCCAGGTTAATGCTGAATGCGATGATGCTTTAACCGACTATGATCCACCAACCAATGCAGAAATGGAAGCTCGAACACTTGCGGCGGCTTCATATTTTGCGCCAGGTGAAGACAATGTATCCATTTCAACTGCTTCGGTTACTGCTATCATAGCGGCAATGTCCGCGCTGGTTATCGACTCAGGCGGCGCGACTGATAAAACTCTTTTGGGCCTTATGAAAGATTTAACATCTTACATCTTAGGTGATAAAACAAAATCAAGCACCAATCACACCTATAAAGATATAGGCGGAAATATCCGCTATACTGCTGTAGTAGATTCTGACGGAAACCGAACAATGTCAACAAGGACTTTGGACTAATGGATTATCAAAGCTATTATCAGTCTGAATTTCAATCAGGATATCAAACCGAGCCGGACGAAGCGCCGGTCAGTTTAGAATATGGAATTATTACAATTTCAGAATTGAAAACATATCTTGATATTGAGGACACTACAGATGATGATAGACTACAATCCGTTATTGTCGCGGTCACTGATTTTTTTGAAACTGAATGTAATAGGAAATTCGAAAGCCGGGATTATACAGAATATTATAATGGTGATGGTGGAAATGAATTATTTTTAAATCAATTTCCGATTAATTCATCGTCTGATGAAATAGAAATATATACTTCAATAAGCGTTCCCAGGGATTACACAGATAATCAGATATCAAGTGATTATATTGTCATAGAATCAAAAATCGGGCTTATTCATTTAATTTCTGATTATTTTCCAAAAGGTACACAGACCGTCAAAGTTGTTTATAATGCTGGATATGAAACAATTCCATATGATTTAAAGCGGGCAGCTTTGGAACTTGGCGCGCTAATGTGGTCAAAAGAAAAAAATCAAATTGATATTATTTCTACTTACTCAATACAGGGGTCAAATATTACAATCCAGGCCGATAAGGCATTTAATAAATTTTGTGAAAGTGTAATAGAAAAATATAGGCGGGTAGAATATTGAATTATAAATTCGAATATGTAGAAAACAAAACACCAGAACAAATTCAAAAAATGTTAAACAATCTTAAAAAAGATTCGCCTATTATTTTGAGATTAATACAAAGACGATTGGCTGAAACTGTAATCAGAACGGCTCAAGAAAAATATTTGAATACAGCTGGTGGTAAAACTTTGAGATCCAGGGGCGGGACACTTTCAAGCTCTTTGCGCTGGTGGTTTGTTGGTTCAGATATTTTTGTTGGTACTAATTTGGTTTATGCGGCAATACATGAATATGGTGGAATAATAAGAGCGAAGAACGCGCCTTATTTAGTCTTTTTTTATAATGGACGGTGGTATCGAAAAAAACAAGTTACAATACCACAACGTACATATTTAAGGCCGTCAATTAATGAACTTTTTAAAACTAATCAATATCATAGAATAGCTGAATTAACATTAAACCAGGAATTGAAAAAGAGGTCTGCTTAATGGCGTATGAAAGCACGATTGAAAATATAATAAACGCTTTGATGACTTTTTTTGAAAATAATATTGATACTTATCTTGATGCTATTACAGAGGAAAAAGACGATAGCATTACTCTTGATTCATTTCGGGAATATGAAAGGGACGACTCAGACCCATATTTAAGAAAAGTTTATCCTTCTGCTCAGTTTTATTCAACTAATATCATTGATAGATATTTGACAACTGGCAAGAATGAGGTTATCATAACAGCAAATATATTGATGACAATCAAAACAGGGACAGAGATTGTCACAAAAATGGACCGATACTGTGAGGCTTTAAGGCAAATGATTAATGATGATGAAAGCTTGAATGGTGGCGCCGAAAAGTTAGGCCCTGAAATTACAATCAATCAATTTCCAACCGTCGAAGGAAAAAAAACGGCGCTGGTAACATTAGATATTATTAAGGTTGTGAATCATAAGCAATCTTAGGGAGGTTTTATCATGAATTATTCAGGACAAGATGCTGTTTTAGAAATTGGGGCACAGTCTGACTTTTCGACGATCGTGGCGCCAACACAGAAACTTGAATTCACAAGCGAGAATTTAAAATTGAATAAAAAGCCGGTTTCAAGTAATGCTCTTGTAGGTGGTATTACTGTAAATCGAGTTGACTATATGAGTCAAATGATTGATGGCGGGGCCCAGGGTATTGTACATCCTGATAATATCGGCCTTTTGCTTTCTGCAGCCTTCGGAGCTGAAAGCGCGGTTTCAGCTGTTGGATCCGGGGTCTATACTCATCAATTTTCTTGCCTAGCAGGTGGCCCGACAAACAGTTTGCCAAAATTAACTATTACGGTTGACCGAAAAGCCGCAATCTTTGGCTATGTTGGATGCAAGATTGACACTCTAAATCTGTCAGCTACTCTTGATGATTATTTACGCTACGGAATTACAATCGTTGGCCGTCATGAGGCTTCTGACACCCTAGAAACTTTGAGCCAATCAGCATTAAGGCCTTTGCAATTTTCAGACGGTTTGGCAACTTTTGACGGTTCAACCTCTTATGATGTGAGCGACTTCAAATTTGACCTGAATAACAATGTTGAAAAAAACCGCTTTGCTATGGATGGAACGAACTATATGCAAGAGCCTGAAGCCCAGGGTCGAGAAATCATGATGACTCTGGAAGTCATGCTTTCAGCCGATACTAATACAATTCGTGAAAATACTTACAAGGCCGGGGCGTCAATGGATATTGTCGTCACCTTTACGAGTACGGAGGCAATCGCCGGGGCTGAGTATTACACTTTGACCTTGACGATGAATAATGCCTATTTAATGGATGACCCGAGTTTTCAAATTGCCGGGCCTGAAAGAATAAAGGGAACCTTTAATTTAAAGGCTACGGACAACGGGACAGACGAACCGATTATCATAACTTTAAAAGATGCAAAAGGGACAAAATATATTACTTAATAGGACAGGAGCGTAAAAAATGGGTTTTTCAATTAAGAAAGCAAAAGGAATTTTTTCTAAAAAGATCGGAGTTGGTGAGGCCTTCGGAGTCGAAGAGTTTGACGCTTGGATTGAACTCAGGGAGCCGACAGAAGATGAGGCAATGAATTTCAAATCCGACGACACGGAATTTAATAAAAGAGAATTAAAAAAACTCTGGAAAGAATGCCTTATAAATCACAATTTTGATAATGAGGACGGCGTGCCAGCTTCAAATCAAGAGGTGATTGATATTATAAAAAATAAAGGCTGGCTTGTCGCTGATATTGTTGTTAAATGGAATGATAGCCTCCCTTTTACGATGCGGAGCGAGCAGAATTAAAAAGGCTTGCCGTCTCATATTTCAGGGGCGGGCTTTCTCCGTCGGTTCAGCAATATGTAAAAAAATGGTGGCCGGTTATCAAGCTTTTTTTTAGGTGTATTGATAGAGAAAAAGGTCACTATTTGAGATTGCCCTTTGATGGATCTGCACAAGACCAGCCAGTAAAAACGATGGAAGTTTTAGATTTTTTACAGCAAATTTTTCTTGATGAAATAAAAGCTCATCTTGACAAAATTTCAGTGAATACAAAAAGGCGGTAGCATGGCTGAAGTAAGATACAGAATCAGCGCAGAAGATAACACAAAACAAGCCGTAAATTCTGCCTCAAATAATGCTAAAAATTTAGGTGATACCTTTAACTCTGTTGCGGCTAAAATAACAATTGTCGCCGGTGCTTTTTCTTTAATTGGAGGAAAAGCAATTGAATCGGCTGCAAGTTATGAAAAAAATTCTGTTGCCTTCGAATCGATGCTTGGCAGCATGGACAAGGCGAAAACCCTTTTAAAAGAAATTGAAACATTTTCAGCCAGTACGCCATTAACCATGCCCGGACTTGAAAACGGTGCTAAAAGGTTAATCGCTTTTGGGACTTCCTCTGATATTGTTATTGAAAAAATGCGGAATCTCGGTAATGCGGCAATGGGAAACGAACAAACCATGGCCCGATTAGTCGATGCTTACGGAAAAGTCCAGGCAAAGGGTAAAGCTTCCATGGAGGAAATCAACCGATTTACAGAGGCCGGAGTTCCTCTTATGGCCGAACTTGCAAAAAATATAGGGGTGACCACTGAAGAAATTATTGATATGACTTCAAAGGGGAAAATAGGTTTTGATGATATCGACGAGGCAATTACCTCTTTGACAACAAACGGCGGGAAATTCGCGGGTATGCTTGAAAAAATGTCACAGACAACAGCGGGCAAAATTTCCACCATGCTTGATAATTTTAACCTGGCGGCCAAAGCACTTGGTGATAGATTATTGCCTGTAACAAATACCCTTGTTGATTCTCTTACTTCATTAGCTCAAGAAATAGCAAATAATGAGGCTTTAATGATGACACTAGCTGATATTGGGAATTTATTAGCCGGAGTCTTCCAAACTGCAATTAATGTTTTGGGTGTAGCTTTGCGAATAGTCGGCGCCCTGGGCATGGGCTTTAAATCTATGGTTGACCCGGTGACGGTTTTGGGAGTTGCCTTTTCCAGGAATTCAAGATTAGTTAATGAAAATATTCAGAAAATAGATACTTTAAAAACAAAATATGATTTGTTATCTCAAAAACAAAACAAGACAGCGGAAGAAACCGACGAACTAAAAAAAGTTACAAATGAATTAAACGCGATGTTGAAAACTTCATCTGAAAATTTTGATATTGAAACGGCGTCAATTGAAGATACTGTTGAAGCAATAAGAAAACTTAAAGTCGAAAAACAACAAGTTCTTTTATTGGATTTGAATAAACAGAGACAGGCCATCGTTGAACAGATGGGAAAAGAAAAAAAGAATCTTGAGGACTTGAATCAAAAATATCAAAACGCAATGGACCTCTTTAAAAAATATGGTGAAACTTTTGATAAAGAAAATGCGGAAATGGTATTGCCTGCTATTGATGCCCAAAAAGGAAAAATTGATGAATTAAATCAAAAAATAAAAGAAGTTGAAGAACAGTCATCAAAACTAATGCAGCAAATGAGTGATACATTTTCAGGAGCTGGACCAAAAGGACCCGAAGCCGGGCCAAAAAAAGAAGAAATAAAAAATCAAAATGATTTAAATAAATCAATGGGTGATTATCTAAGAATCATTGAAATGCTGGGTGATACTTACAAAAATAAAGTCAATCCGCGTTTAGTTGAAATGAATGAACTAAACAAGCAGATTACAGACATTGAAAAATTTCAAAAAGCAATTGCTTTGATAAAGCCCGAGATTTATCAGCCTCTTGAAGAATTGATAGGTAAAAAACTTCCAGATGTAATTAGCGATGTGTTAGGAACTTTAAAAGTTGAATTAGCAGAACTACAAAACACAAGAATTAAATTTAATATCGAGCTAAGTCAACAGATGGCAACAAAATTTCAGGATAAAAAAACAATAGAGCAGGAAGATAAACAAAAAGAAGAAAAAAAACAAAACTTTTTTGAATCTGACGCTTTTAAGGGCTTTATTGATACTCTTTCAGGATTTGCAAGGCAAATAGAATCTGTTAGTATGATAATGGATCCATTAACAACTATTTTAAGTTCAACAGTCGCCATAATTTCAGGGCCTTTAAATTCTGCTCTTGAACCGGTCGTTGGTGCCTTAATGATTCTCGGTGAAACTTTGGGTCAAGTTTTAATTCCAGTCATTAAGCTTTTAGAGCCTGTTATTAAATTTTTAGCCGAGGCCTTTATATTATTATATAATTTTGCCATAAAACCATTTGCAAACGCATTGATTTTTGTAATTAAAACTATTAGCGGTTTTGTGACGGGTATTGTTAACGGGATAGTTGACGCTATCAATTTTCTGCTTGGCTGGGCCGGTGTTAATTTGGCGAGAATGTCTGACCCAACAGCTGGAGTCGCTTATCTTTCTGACATCTCAATGTCAAGTTTGACTGACAAAGGATCAGCCGGGATTAATAAAGATACTGGCTCACCTGCTCAATATTCAGCTAACAGACAAATTACTGTTAATGTAAATATTTATACGGATGTTATAGCAGGACCACAAGGAACCCGGGAACTAGCTTTATTAATTCGCGATGAAATCTACGCTGCGGAGGCATTAGGCCGATGAGTTATCTTTTCCAGGTTGATTTTCAAGATGGATCAGGATATAGAAATATAACAAATCTTGTAAAATTTGAATCTATTAAAAAAACTGATATTCTTTGGAGTAAGCTTTCGCCATCAATAGGTACAATAGAATTTGAATTAATGCGAGACACGTCTTTTTTGAATCTTCTATTGACTGAAGAGGCCGAGCCGATAGTAAATGTCACAGAAAACGGCAGCGCGTTTTTCCAGGGATATATTAGACCAAATTATGATATAACAGTTAATGTAAATAATATCGGTGATACAAAAATTGAATGTGTTGATAATGGATATAGACTTCAGAAAAAAATTGACAGCTCTTTTCAATTAAATTCTTACAAAGTTTGTGACACTTCAACGCCTGCAAGCTCTATAATTCATTATTTGCTTGACTTGGCCGGGTATGATTCAGGCGAAATAAATGTAAGCGATATTGATAAAACGATTGATTATTTTCCGATTATTCGCGGCGATGCCTCTTATTTTAATATTTTAAAAGATTTGCTTTTTGAATTTGGTTATATTTTTTACCATGATGAAAGCGGTGATTTCAGGATTTATAATTTCTTGCCTGATGATACGACAACCAGCAATGTACTAGGAAATACAGCTGTTGTCAAAAATATTGAGGGAGAATTTCAAATCCGTAAATCACTCGAGGATTTCGAAGGCGTTGACATTTCTTGGTATAATCACGAATCAATTTCAGGTGCGATAGTTTTTTCCGATACTTCCGGCGGTAATGCAAATCTAAAATGTAATATTGCAATACCTGCAGGAGAATTTTATCCATACGCTGACGGATCAATTGAATCCTTTGCAGAATATAAGATGAACGGCCGGGAAATAATTACAGTTATAAGTCCTTCATTATCCGTTACAAAAGACGCGGACATCGTGACAAACACTTTTACAAATCAATATCAAAGAGCTATCATTGAATTTGAAAACACTGGCGGCGTTACTCGATATATTACAAAGCTTGATATAGTAGGGACAGCGATTGTCAAAGGAAATTTAGGAATTGAAAAGCGTCGAAATGTTGTAAAAACAGAAAAAATCTTTGAATATGAATTAAAATATTCAACCTTACAAGCTGATGCGCAAAAACTTGCTATTGGCCTGGCTCGCTATTATAGATATTCAGATTTTATTTATTTAGCCAGGTCCAGGGATGAATTTAGCATCGGTGATTTTGTTGATATAGAAGATGATTATCTCGGGATTGATAACAGATGTGTTATAGTTGAAAAGGTAACATCGTTTATTAACGAAAGTACAAAAGTCTTTGTTTATAAACTCGATGGAATTTCAGAATATACAGCGGAAAGTTTGGACTCTGAGATTATCCGGACAACTCCGCCGCCGGTTGAACTTGGAAGCACTGGCGATCTTATAGAGCAAGTCCCGACTTATTCAGAAGTTATTGAAGGTTTTGCTTTTGGTGGAGGGACAAAAACACCTACACAAGTAACCGTGTCGGAGTGTCGCGCCGTCGGTGTTCGGTCAATTTTGTTATTATGGGACAGACAGCTTAATTTAACAAATTTTGATAGATATGAAATCCAGGTAAGTGATAATGATTCAACATGGTACAGTTTGAAATTTGATGGAACGGACTGGAAAGACACGGTTGATGAGGTGACTGAATGTAATAATGAATTTCTTATTCATTCAGGAATTCCATTGACCGGGGATTCTGACGATCCTTCAGGACAAACTTTATATTATAGGGTCAGAAGAGTTACAAAAGAGCCGCTTTCCGGTACTTGGTCCGCTTCGGTTTCTGCTACTTCGCGCGCTGTTAATTCTGGTGAATTAGCAGCAGAATCTATTTATGCAAACAATTTTATAGCTGGTGTTATTGATACTTTATTACTATACGTTGACACCGCTCTTTATGTTGGGTATAATGGCACAGGTTCCACAGTGTCACCGGATGAGGGAGATAGGCGGCTTTACGTTGATGGTGATGAAATAAAATTTCAAGTTTATACTAACGGAGGATGGAGCGTTATAAAAAGTATAGTTATTGGCGGCTTGATTGCCGGAATTTTTGCATCATTTATAGGGTGCAATGGTATTTATCATCCGGAAAATCCACCTCAATCAATAGAGTCTTTTCCAGATAAAACTTTTTTAGTTTTTGATTTTGAAAATAGTTTAGCTGACCAGAACGGGGACACTTCTTTTTGGTCTAACAGCAATTCAGAATATAGCTCTTCTATAAAAAAATTCGATGATTATTCTTTAGCTGGTCCTGCCACAGGTGTTAATGCTTCTATTTTTTCAAGTGCATCTTTTTTAAAACCTAGTGATTCTTTTACTATAGGTTTTTGGTTTTATGTTGATTCTGGATATGATGTAAGTGAATTTTACAAAGCAGATATTCTTTTTATGCAAAATTCTTATTCAGATATTATTAGATTGTCAATCGATCCAGATCTAAACATTGTTATATCTATTGCAAAAGATAATGTTTTTATTCTTGATGATGTTATTACAGGGTTAGAAGTATCTGTTAGTCAATGGCAATATATTTCATTTTCTCATGACACAACAAACGATAAAATTTTAATCAGTGTTAATGATTTATCATATAGCAGCGGAGCTCTTGGGGGGACATGGGGCGATTCTGATGATTATTTTTCAGCCGTATATTTATATACGAGACGTTATTCATCAAGTTTCTATGATGCAAGGTTTTATATAGATGACTTGTGTATATCTAAGAACACTGTAAATTTAGATTTATTTTTCCAACACTATCTTGGTGGAATAAAATGGAATACTGCTTTTTCTGCTTCAGACATATTGCTTAAGCCTGGAATAAATGGGCGTATAATTTTTGACGACAATCAAAACGAACCATCTTGTGGAACGCTTCATTTATTGGCCGAAGCAGATCGGCCGAGTTCATGGGTTTTAAACGGAGGGACGGCATCAACTTTTACGGAAGTTGATTTTTCGACTTATGTCCCCTTTGGGGTTAAAGCTTTATTGTTACGGGCCACATTTTTAGCAAGTGCAACAAATGAATGCAGAATGTATTTTAGGCCAAGCGGTAGCTCTGTTGATGACTTTTATCAAAATGTTGTCGAAAGAATTTATTTTTCTAACACAGGAGCTTATGATTTATCAAGTGATCGTCAATTTATATGCGGATGTTTTCCTGATGGAAAAATAGAATATAAAACTGTCTATGGAGCGTTATATTTAACGATTGTGGGGTATTATATATGATTTTAAAGGAAAAAGAAGTAATACATTATTTTTTGGATGAATCTGATAGAATAACAGGCTGGGAAATTTTGCCTAAAAAGAAAAGGCCTGATCTTATAAATAATCCGCCTCCTCTTGATGAAATGCTTATATCATTAGTTGACGAATTTGGAAATTATCTTTTTGTTTTACAGGATGAAGAAATTGTAAAGATTCCTACACCAGCAAGTCAAAAGCAATTAGCTTTAAAAGAAATAAACGATTATTCAACCATTGAATTAATAGAAATATTAATCAAGGGTATAAACAATAAAAACGACAAGGATTTTATTGATTTAGCAACTTTGTTTAATCTTGCAAAAATCAAAAAGGAAAAATTATGAATTTTAAAAACTTAATAAGACTTAGATCCCTGATAATGATTTTCACCATCGGTTCTATTTATTTTTTGATAGAGGGATTTTGGCGCGGCTTTCAAAATTGGCCATCATTAATTGCAGAGGTTTCTCTTTGGATGCTTTTAATCGGTGGTGTTTCAGGTGTGATAAATGGAAGAATTAATAAATCTGATTTTATCCGGTCAAACTTTAACGCATTTTTCCAAAGCCTTTTATTTTGTTTAATTGTAACATCAATTGAATTCTTAACCGGGAATATATTTTCTTTTTTCAATATAAAGATTTGGGGATACCTACATTTAAAATATGATTGGCTTGCTCAAATTTCTGGTGGTCACATTTCTTTTACTTTTATGTTTTTCTGGTTTTTGTTGGCTCCGTTCGGTTATTGGTTATATGATATTTTATCTTATAGATTTTTCGGAGTTGGAAACACATATAAACTGTCAGAGCCATACAAGCAATTATTACAATTTTGGAGAAAACCAAATATTCAAGGATGGTTGACCTAATGGCAGGATTAACACCAGAAGATGAAAAAATTATTGATTTAAAACTTGAAAACTCTGAAAAAAGAATAGAAAGAAAAATGATAGATTTGCAAACACCTTATAATAAAAAAATAGATGAAATACATCAGGAGATTATAGGATATGGAGGAAGACCAGGACTATCAAAAAAAATGGAATGTTTGGAAGCTAAAGTTGAACATCATGAAATAGAAATAAATGAAATAAAAGAGAACCAAAAAGGAAAAATAGAAACAAAAAAAGCTGTTTTAGGGATGATAGGAAGCGGCGGCTTTGTTGCTCTTTTGGCCTGGTTAAGTCAATTTTTTGGAGGGAAAGCACCATGAAAGATAAATTAAAAATAATGTTTGATATTGTAAATAAAAAAGAATATCAACCTTTTGCACCAAATTCAAACGGAATACCGTCAACGCATTGCAATGAAGCAGCAATTGAAATTATAGAAAAACTCGGTTTTGATTCGAGCCAATTTTTAAATTCTGGTGGAATAGGATGGACTAATGCAAATTCCATTTATATTAATGCAAGACTTGCTACATTAAGAAAATTTTTAAAATCTTTGACAATGGAGGAAGCTATAAAAGTTACAAATAACGGCGGGTGCGTTTTAGTTTGTGCTTTCAATATTAAAACAGGTTCTGGACATGTTGCCATAGTTGCCCCTCAAACACCTCCATATAAAAAAATGGAATGCCCAATTATTCAGGCTGGCGCAAAAAATGGAATATTTGATTTAAATGAAATATTTAATGTCCCAGAATTGACCCCATGTTTGTTTGTTGAATGCAAAAGGAAATCTAATGAAGAATAGGAAATTCAAAGCGTTTTTTATAATTGCTATGATGCTTTTTACCTTTGGGATTCTAACTATTTTCAAGACTCCTGAAGCCTGGCTTGGCATCTCCGGGGCTCTTATCGCTGGCCTTGTTGCCTTGGTCACTGCTTTTTTTGGCGGTAATGTCGCTCACGCTGCCCAAAAATCAAAATATTTCAGACCGGAATTAAAGGAAGGTGAGAAGGATGAAAAATTATGAAAAGATTATTATTTTTGTTTTGCTTATTATTCTTTCCGCTGCTGGCTTCGTCATCGGATTTTGGGCCGGAGGTGGATTTGATAATTCAGGAATTGAAGATTATCAAGAGAGAGAACAAGCTTTCAATGACCGACTTGCAGAATTTGAAAAAATTGAATCTGGACTTAGAGAACAACTTGACAGCGAGAGAAGCCAACGAAAAAGCCTTGAAAGAATTGTTGAATCAACAGGGGAAGAAAATAGAAAATTACGAACTATTATTGATGAGTCTGGAAAATCAACGATTCAAATTGAAAACCGATTATCGGAAAACGATAAAAGACTTGAGAGCGTTATTGAAAAAATACAAAAGCTTGGAAACAATATCGACAATTCAAACAGTGATAATAGTGATTGAATCACTTGTTATCGCCTGTTTTGCGATATTTGCTATCCCAAAATAAACTATTTCTATCAACACCTGATATTTTATATTGCTTACCGCAATTATAGCAAGTTTCGATATCATAGGTGTTATTACAATATTCATTTCTATCATTGCCACAAAAAGGGCATTTTATTTCAAAATTGCTAATATATGTAATAACTTCTTTTATTTTTTCATTCATAATATTTTTTTCTTAGTCAAAAATAGGCCGAGTTTCCCCGGCCCAAAGCCAAAAACGATGTAAAAGCTTCACTCTCCTTTCAAATAGATTATTTTGAACCATCAACGATGGTTTTTTAATATTTAAAGCCGGATTGCTCCGGCCTTTTTGACTACATATACTTTTCTTTAAATTCGCTTAATGTCAACTTGGTTGTTTCTGAATAATATGTATCAAAAATGTAAACATATTTGTAGCCAACTTTTGATACATGATCATGTGCTGTTACCATTCTGTCATTTAATCCGTTTACATAACTAATAATTTGTTTTCTCATTTTTCAATCCCCCGCGCTTACAGGCCGCCGCCGATTTGTTAAGGTCTTAATTGACCTTATCTATTATTAAGTGTAGCACAAGTGATATAGTATGTCAATAGCAAATATGAAAAAAAATCGATTATTTTCATCTTTTTTTTTGATTAAAATAGGGCTTTACTTTTATATATCTTTTGTGCTATAATCTCAATATGAATAATAGAAAATATACAATAAAAGATGCCATGAAGGAAACAGGGCTTTCGCGGCAGAGAATTAACCAGGCTATTACCCTGTATGGAATCGGAGAAAAAAACCGATTTTATCGCTGGATGCTGAATAAGAAAGAAATTGCCTATATAATAGAAAGAAAGGGTCAATTTGGCCGAAATTCCTTAAAAAAAAGTAAAAAAAAGTGAATTATTTTTGAATTTGCTATTGACATACTATATCACTTGTGCTACACTTAATAATAGTTAAGGTTAATTAAGCCTTACCAAATCGGCGGCGGCCAATAAACGCAGGAGACTGAGATGACAAAGAGAGAAGTTGTAAAACAGGTAAGAGATATTATAGTTGGTAATTCCATTGACAATATCTGCAAAGTATACAAGAGTGGAAAGTCTTGGAAAATAGACACTTTTTTCGGACTCGATCCTGAATGGAAAAAAATGTATCAGGATGAAGCATTTGTATTAAGTTTCAGCCATTGTTGTAATGAAATGACATTAAAAGAGACAGAACAGCTTTTCGATAAAAAACTTGATATTGCATTACATGGTATAACTCTACCAAAAGAACTTGAAGCTTTATTGCATTATTAATAAGAAATATGGCCGGAGCAATCCGGCTAATAAAAGGACAAAAAGTGATTATTTTAATAGGATTTTTAATTTTATTAATTTGTTTAATAAAATCAGGTAGGGATGACCCGAAAAAGCCTGATGATAAATAATCCGAAAAGGATAGAAAGGATGAAATATTGAGTGAATACAAAGAGGTTAATCTTAACACGATTAATTCAGGTGCAGCGATTGACTTATTTAACGAAGAATTTGGAAAAGTCATTGACAACATCATGGACGAAAACACAAAGGCCGATACTGTAAGAGAAATTCAAATCTCTGTCAAAATAAAACCCAATAAAGACAGGTCGGCAGCTTCAACACAAATTCAAGTTAAAAGCAAAATGGCTCCTTTAAAGCCGCATGAGCATTTTTTTCACTTTGCTAATGACGGTCACAAAATAAAGGCGCTCACTCACGACCCAGGTGTTCAGGATATACCAGGGCTCTTGGATGGTGATCCGAAAATCAAAAATATAAAGGAGGGTATTTGATGGACAATACTTTTGTTGAAGCTGTTGAAAAATTGGTTTTAAAGTCAACAGAGGTTCAAGAAATTAATGGAGAATTTTATTCTCCTGTACAACTTCACAGAATAAAGGAACATTTTAAACCAGAGTCATTAAAAGTGAACACTCTTTCAGGGTTTCTTGATTATATTCATGGTAATCTTGATAAATTAGATTTTGAAAAAGAAGTTGTAATTCACATTGTTAGTTACAATAAAGTAATGCTTTTATCAAATCTTGATGATGAGTTATCTAGAGAATGTTATATTCAGGCAATGCCTTTGAATGAAAGCAAAAACTTTGAAAATTGGCAAAATCAGGAGCAGTTTATTATCAATTTAAACTCTCAATTTGTTGATACTCCTGATAAAAAAGAATTGCTTCAATTTGTTAGTAAAATTGTAGTTAATGATGAAAATAGCGTTTCAGATGATGGAATATCGCAAAAAGCAAGCTTGAAAAAGGGATTGTCAGGTTCTTTGACAGAAAAAAAAGAATCTAAATCAATTGTCAAGTTGGCGCCTTACCGTACTTTTACGGAAATTGAGCAGCCTATTTCAGAATTTCTATTCAGAATGAAAATGGATTCTGATAAAATGCCAGGTCTTGCTTTGTTTGAGTCAGATGGTAATTCCTGGAAGCTTGATGCAATGGAAAAAATAAGACAATGGATTCTTGATAATATCAAGGTTCAGACTCTTATCATTTGTTAATATATGTATGTGTTTGACCGTGAAAATGTGGCTTGCACTAAGGTGTAGTTGGTTCGAATCCAGCCGGTCAAAGAAAAATCCAACCGTAACTGGTCGGCGGCAATGGTGTTGTGAGTAGGTTCCCCGCCTACATAGGGGGTCACAATTTAGAAACCAGTTTTGAGAGCTCGCCATGATTCATCGCCTGGCATAGCTTGGGTCGTTTAATGGCTAAGACAATAGGGCGCCCTATAAATTCAGGTTCGATTCCTGACCCAGGCAGCTACCCGTAGTAGGTGAAAAAGAGATAAAACCTACATGATCGAAGGGGCTTCAATAGTTTTGAGCTTGTTTCTTTTGGAAAAAAAACAAGTAAAGGCCTGTTCTTTACCTGATCAGTAAATTTGAATTGGCCAGCTTGCCAGTGAGGCCGCAAGGGTAAGGCGGCGCCGTAAGCATCCTGACTAGCTGGATCTCCGGGTCAACGCCGGACACTGGCTATTAAAACGGTCGTTGACCGTTGCGGAATAATCCGCGATCTTAAATAAAATTGATATAGGTTAGGCTTTGCCAGTATCAATTTGTGTGTTAGTAATGAGAATTTTAAACTGATTGAATTCGATTTAACAAAAGCCAAGTATTTATTCAAAACCCGTCGGAATAGCCACCGGCGGGAATTTTTAAGAAAGAGGGATTTTTATGGAAATGAAAAAATTAGATGTAATGAATAAGATTTCAAAACTTACCGAAGGTAATCCAGGTGCTATGGCTGCTTTATGTGAATTAAACACAATTAGTTATTCATATTTAGAGTATCTTGAAAATTTTGGTATTAAAGGAACAGATATCTATATTTTATGGAATGATATTTGTGATAGAGATACTAAAAAAACATCCATGTTAATTAATGCAGCTCGTGAAGGAATATTAAAAATTGATGTTTTAAAAGATGCTTGTTCACGTCAAGATCGATCAGGAAAACAATTAATTGACTTTGAAAATATAATCAATCAATTACCTAAAACTGATAAGTTAATTATCGAAATTCCTGAAGAGGTTTCAAACGAGATTAAAAATGATCTTGGTTTTGATAATCCTGGTGAATTTGTAAAAACTTTTATATTAATATTTCTTAATATAAAAGGTCTTGAAATGCTAAAATTTTCAAAGTGGATTAATTCTGAAAAAGAAAAGATTAATCCTTCTAAGTTTTTTTCTTCTCTAATGAAATATGCTGCTAAAATTTTAGACATGGCCGCAGAAAAAAAGGAATAATTTTTTAAAGAAAGGAAAATATTAAATGGATTTGAAAGAAGCTGTTGAACAATACAAAGATCAATCAGAAGCCCTTGACGCTGCAAAAGGCGAATTGAAACGGTTAAAAGAAATTTTTGATAATCAAAATGATGTTATATACAAGATTATTGAAAACCATTCTGAAAACTGCAAAAACCTTAAAGATGAAATACAAAAACTCGGAAAAGAAGAATTCGAGAAAACAGGAAATAAAAAGCTTTTCGGTGGCATCGGAATCCAGGAAAGAAAAAGTATTGTATATGATGAAAAAAAAGCTTTTGAATTTGCAAAAGAAAAGGATATGTTTTTATCTTTAGACAAAAAATCATTTGAGACAGCTGCCAAAAGCCTAAATCTTGATTTTGTAAAAGAAGAAAAAGAAATCAAGGTAACAATACCAAAAGAAATTAAATTGTAATTAAAAGAGACGTTTTCCCTTTTTTGGCGGGAAGGGGTGAACGCCTCCGAAGCGTTACCGGTCCGCCGCCTTTTATCGGGCCGGTTTTTTGCCTGGGATGGGTCGCAGTTGGTTAGCGCCACCGCCGGAGAAAGACCGGCGGGAGATCGTCGGTTCAAATCCGACCCCGGGCAGTTTTTCCGGTGTTACCGGATACAGTCAAATATTTGGAGGTGTTTGATAATGAATAATCAAATCGTTCCGGCGGTAATCAATACCGCTATTCAAAAACAAAAGATTGATATAAACAACGTCAATCTAATTCTACCGACCCAAACCCTGGGGTCAATAATCGGCGAATTCGACCAAGTTTCAATGGAAGTTGTCACAATATCAAGTAATCCAGTAGACCAAGAAGTATTTGACCTGGGAAAAGGTCAAAAGTGTTTTTCAAAAGTCGCCTTGTTAAAAATAGGAAACGCCCTTGGTATCCAGTGGGATCCGAACACAACGGGAATAATTGAAAGAGGTGAAAACTTTTGTAGAGCAAGGGCGACCGGAGCAATAAAAAAACCAAATGGAGAATGGATTTCCATTACTGAAGAAAAAGAGATTGACCTTTTGGCTATTGAGGAAGAACAGAGAATAAAAGCAGAAGAGTCAGCCGAAAAAGGTATGATTTCAGAATGGAAAACATCACAAAGTGGTAAAAATTATCCTGTTTTTGAGCCTTTCAAATCTGAAGCTGAAAAACAAAAACACATTGAAATGTCAGTCAGAAAGGCAGTTCTTCCTTATCGAAAATTCAAAGCTGAAAGAGCAATGACAGGAGCAAAAGAAAGAGTCATTAAGGCTCTTGTTGCTATCAAGGGGACTTATACAGACAATGAACTTTCCAGGCCGTTCGCTTTTCCTCGAATAATTACAGATGTTTCAAAAATGCTTAACGACCCAGGATTAAGGCAACACGCAATAAACAAAATGACTGGTTCAGTCAGTTCCATTTTTGGAAGCTCAAGCCCTGATACGATGCGGAATGTATCTGAAATTAAAGAGGATATTATTATTGATAATCCAGAGGATGAGATTGACTTTGGAGAAGATGAAATACAAACACCAATAGACCATGAAGCTGAAGAAATGAAACACAAAATTTTAGAATGGGCTCACTCTGGCATATTCTCAGAGGAAACAAACAACAAACTTTTTGAAGAGGTTAATAACCCCGAAGTAACAAAAGAAAGATTGAAAAAGTTAGTTGAAGGATGCCAGAAAGCCTATGATAAAAAGCAGTCTCAAGGATGATAATTATAGAAGAAAATGAAAAAGGTAGGTTTTATGTAGACAGTGGCCTTTTTCACGTTCAAACACCAAACAATCAAATCAAATCATCAAATAGTGCAATTATAGCCTATGAGATGTTTAAAAAACTGAAAAGGAAGGTTAAGAAATGATTAAAATAGCCCATACTGGAGACGTTCACGTCTGCCGGAAATATAAAGACGAGGCTTTCGCCTCATTAAAGACGCTAATTGATACGGCTTGGAAAGAGGAAATCAATCTTTTTGTTTTAGCCGGGGATCTTTTTGACGCGTCAATGCAAAATACGGCGGCTGATGGATTTCCAGAACTTAATAACTTGGTTCAAGAAATGATGAATATTGCTCCTGTTGTAACCGTTTACGGGACCCCTACCCATGACATAATGGGGTGCTATGATGTTTTTACTAGGCTTGATGCAAAACATCCTTTTATAATTCTTGAACCTGGAACCGCATATTTTTTGAATAATGATAATAGAATAGATTTCAAATATTCACAAGATGCAAAATTTTTAATTCTCGGATGTCCTGAACCACAAAAAAATTGGTTTGTTGGGAATAATAAAGCCATGAGCCGCGAAGAGTCAAACCAAGCCATTATTGACGGTATGAAAAATATTCTTTTAGGACTTGGCGCTATTCGAAAAGAATATTTACATTTACCATGTTTGATGGTTTATCATGGAAATGTTGCCGGCTCTACTCTCCAAAACGGCCAATTATTGGGACAATCAGAAATTACAATCGGGAAAGATGATCTTGCCATGATAGGTGCTGATTACTACGCTATTAATCACATACATTTATATCAGGAATTATTTCTAAATGCTTTTTATTCCGGCTCAGTTTATCCGGTTGATTGGGGCGAACGTGACCAAAAAGCTTTTAATCTGGTTACATTTGGAGAAATGGAAAAATGGTTTCCTCCTCATCCAGGAGACAGACCAGAATTCAAAATTGCTTTAAAAAAAATCAATTATCCTCACGCTCCATTAAAAAAGATTGAAATGTCATTATCTGATTTAAAAAATGGTCTATTTGTTGAATATATGGGTTTTAAAACATGGTTAGAAATTTCATGTAATGATGAAGAGGCCAAAGAAATAAATATTCAAAAATGGACTAATGATATTATAAATCTTGGAGCCCTTCCAGGCTCTAAGATAACAATAAGAAAAATTGCCCGTGAAACTGTCCGCGCTGAAGGAATTCAAACAGCTAAACACCTGAGAGATAAAATAAAAGTATACGCTGAAGCCTCAAGCTTGCCAACGCCGGAAGACTCAATATTTGAAAAAGCCGACAAACTTGAAAAAGAACTTTATCAAAACGGCTCGAAATTCCATGAATTAAATATCAGAATGAAATCTTTACACCTTCGCGGGGCTATTGGCATCATGAAAAAGTCAGATAAAGAGGAAATCAAAATTGATTTTGAAAATTATGAGCCTGGCTTGATTGCTTTAATCGGTCAAAACGGAGCCGGGAAAACTACTCTATTAGAAAATTTGCATCCTTATCCAAGTTTATTGACTCGCTCAGGAAAATTGCAAGATCATTTTCAATTAAGGGATTCATTCAGGGATTTATATTTTATCGACGAACGAACAGGAATAGAATACAGGGCCTTTATTCAGATTGACGGTCAAAATCAATCTGGAAAATGTGATTATAATATTTTCAGGAAAAACAATTCTGGAACTTTTGAGCCTTTGACAAATGGGAGAGCAAAGGATTATGAAGAAAAAGTCAATGAATTATTTGGAAGCTTAGACCTATTCCTCAAATCTGCTTTTATTACTCAAAAACCGCCGAAGGGAAGCCCGGACTTGTCAGAAGCAACAAAGGGACAAAGAAAAGCTTTATTCCTGGAACTTGCAGGGCTTGAAAAATATCAGAAGTTTTCAGAAAATGCAAAAGAGAAAAGAAAAAGCCTCGAAGACTCAACCCTCAAAACATCTGGACAAATTGAGGCTTTAAAATTTGACCTTGAGCAAAAAGAAAAGATTAAAAATGATTTTTATCAAGCCAAAGAAAAAAAAGATTTTTTAATATCTCAATTAGTAGATATTGAAAAAAAAGGTCAATCTTCAAAAGCAGAACTTGAAAAGCTTGAAAAAGAATCATCAGAGAATGACAAAATTTTATCTGAAATAAAACAGATAAAAGAAAAGATTTCTGAACGGAACGTCGAATTAATTACAAATGATAGAGTCATAAAAAATGTAGAATCTTCCCTATTAAACAAAGATGAACACAAAGAAAAAATAGTTTTATTCGATTCTATTTCAAAAAAGCTTAAAGATATCTACTCTCAAAATGAAGAGATCAGAAAAAATAATTCTGATTTACAAGATTCATTTTTACAAAATCTTGGTTTTTATGATGATAAGATAAATTTATTTAAAGAAAAAATTCATGAAAAAGAAATTGAAATAAAAGAAAAATACAATAAATATATAAACGCGCAACAGGAAAAAATAAGAGCAGAAAAAGAAATTGAAAAACTAAGTAATGAAAAAAACTGTCCTACTTGCGGTCAAGAATTGCCAGAACAGGCAAAGAGAAATATTCAATTAAATATTGTAGTTTTAAAAGATGGTGTCAAAATAAAAGTTGATAGCTTAGAAATCTATAGCAAAGTAATATCAAAACTAAAGCTTGAAAAACAAGAGCTTGAAAACCAAAAAGCAAATCTTTTAAGACCCTTGAACCCTGAATATGAAAACGAAATAGACTCTTCAAAATTTCAATCAGTCTTAGACAAAATCAATATTGAAGAGTCAAGAAAAATTGTTTCTGACGCCGAGCAAGCAGAATTCATTATTAGCGAAAAGAAAAAAGACAATTTAAAACTTGCATCAGATAACGAATATGACAAAGCGAAGCTTGAAAAATTGATAAATAAATATGATGAAAATATACCTCACATTTTAAAAGAAGTGAAAGAAGGCTATGCAAAATTACAAGATGATTATTCAATAAAAAAAGCAGATATAAAAGGAATTGAAGCACAAATTGAATTCCTTGAAAAAGCTTTGACTGAAATTTACGATAAATCAAAAAAACTTGATGAACTCGAAAAAGAAACAAGCAAAACAAAAAAAGAGATTTCAGAATGGTTATTCCTGGAAAAAGCCTGTGGGCCTGACGGAATCCAGGCGCTTGAACTGGACGCATTAAGCCCAAATATTGAATCAGAGGTCAATAATATTTTGCGGTCCGCCTATGGTGATCGGTTTTCAATTAAATTCGAGACTACCAGAATCGGAGGTACCGGGAAAAATACCAAACAGATTGAAGATTTTTTAATCATGATTAATGATAACGGTCATATTCAGGAACTATCAACGCTATCAGGGGGTGAGGAAGTTTGGATCAAAAAAGCTATTTATGATGCTTTCGGAATTATCAGGAATCAAAATACAGGCACTAACTTTTTGACGGTTTGCATGGATGAAGCCGACGGATCGCTTGATCATGAAAGCAAACAACAATATTTGAAAATGGTTCAGGCCTCACACCTTCAGGCAGGGAAACATCATACTATTTTAATTACTCATGACACGTTTATTCAACAGCAAATCGATCAAAAAATTATTATGAGTGAACTATAAGAAAGGATTTATAAAATGATAAGAAAAACTATTTATACGATTTTAATTTTAATATGGTTATTTGGTTCAATATTTGGTTATAAATGGGCTTATGATATATCAAGAAATGAAAGCGCATCTATTATAGAATTGATTGCTGCAATTATATTAATAGTATTATGTGGTGTTTCACTATTAATAATATTTGTTATTTTAATTGCAATTTGTTATTTTTTTATAGAAAAAAAATTATTTCCAGGAATAAAAAACACATTACATGCAATAAACAGGGCGATTGACAAAAAAGACAATGAGATTAGGGAATATTTTGAAAATAAGAAAAGGAAAAGAAATGAAAACAGATAAATTCAACGATTTTGTAAAAGATGTTAAATTGTCAGCCGGAAGGATTGCCAGGCATAGCAGTGTTACAGAATCGAAAGCAAAAACAGGATATTCAATGAATATTGAAATTACTGAACCTATAACCAAATATTATATCGGTTGCGGTGTTAAAGAATGCGAATTTCAAAAATTTGGATTTTGCCTATGCACTACTGGTCATTGTTATTCTGAGGAAAATAATCAAGATTATAAAAACATGGATAGCAGAAAAATTTTATACATGGAAAAGGAAAAGGAGTTGATAGAATGAGTGAAAAATATGTGGCTTATTATTCAGCTGAATGCGAATATGAAACTTTTGAAACATTCAAAGAGGCTGAAAAATGGCTCCAAGAATGGGATCAGCAAGATGGAATCAGTGAGGAAACTGAGCAAGGCCTTAATTTTATTGCAAAGATTACTCACATATCAAAAGTTAAAAAAGTAGAAACCAAAGAAGAGTACATCAAAAGAAATGGAAGCTGGGATTTTAGCGACGATTGGGATTGGCTCGGTGAGGTTGAGTATATGGAGGTAGAAGAGTGACATTACCACAATTTATTGAAATAGCTATAGGCTTTACTTTGTTATATGGCAGTGTAATTTTCATAATTGCTAAGGGCTGGAAGGGTAAGAGAAAATGATTATTATACAAATAATAATATTAATCATCATGTGTGCTATTTGTGTAGTAACATTTATTGAAATGATTATAGAGAAAGCTGATTTTTTAGAAAAATTTCTCTGTATTGCTGTTTTTATAATAGGAGTGTTAGCTATAATTTACGGTATTGCGGTAGCCACTAAATGGGGCATTATATGATCGACAAAAAAACACGATTCTTTATAACCGGGATTTTCACACTTCTTGTTGTAATCTTCATTTACATGATTTGGTATACGTCTAACATAAAAATTGAAGCCGACAGAGCAAAGCCTAACTATCAATCATATGATATCGAAGAGGGAATTAATATAATGCTAAACGGAGTCAATGAATTAAAAACTGTTCTCTCACAGTATGAAAAAGAATTGTTCTATTGGAAAAGGCGTATTGATTCTGTTTATCATCGTTATTATCCGAAGGGATCGGCTCAGGATATTGATTCACAGTTCAGGTCAATAGAGCAAAGGCTTGAAATCTGTAATTTTGGAAGGGAAGGAGAATGAAAAACATAGTTCACTTAATTGATAACATTGAATTTATGAAAAACATTCCATACAAAAATTATGATTTGTCTATTGTTGATCCGCCTTATGGGATAAATTTGAAAGGTAAAAACCCTATAAAGAATAAAAACGATACCAAAGATTTTAATACAAAATGGGATAATGCAATACCTGATAAAGAATATTTTATAGAGCTTAAAAGAATTTCAACGTCACAGATAATATGGGGCGGCAATTATTTTTTAGATTATTTGGGATTCTGTAAAGCGCCTATAATATGGGATAAACTAAACGGAAAATCTATGTATGCAGACGGTGAGATGGCATGGACTAGCGGAGATCTACCACGGAATTTAAAAATATTTAGACATCAATGGTGTGGAGCATTTAAAGATTCGGAACGAGGTAATATTAATATCCACCCGACACAAAAACCAGTTGCACTATACAAATGGCTATTAAAAAACTACGCCAAGCCAGGTCAAACAATCTTTGATTCGCACGTCGGTTCAGGGTCAATTCGAATAGCCTGTCATGATATGGGCTTTGACTTTGAAGGATGCGAAATTGACCAGGACTATTGGCAAGCTCAAGAGGACCGATATAAAAACCATATTTCCCAGCAATCATTATTTGATACAGAAGAAATTCAGAAATCAGTTTATGAAGAATGGAGCTTTGATTTTGAATAAAAAACTACCTGAAGAAATAACAATGCTGAATAAAATAATACCGGCTGAAATGATTCTTTTTGACTATAGAATCGATTCGCCCGGGGTTTATATTATAGCCGATTCAAACAATAATATTCTTTATATCGGAGAGGCTAAAAACATTTATAAAAGATTATCAAGGAAAGATCATCCAATTTATAATAAAAAGATAAGTAAATTTAGGCTTGATGATTACCAGGTTTTTTCTATCATTTATCATAATGATTCTTTGAGATGGCGCGCCGAAACATTTTTAATTGCAGCCATGGACCCGATTTATAATGATATTAAATACCTTTATGGATGTACAAAGAAGAGGAAAAGATAAAAAAATGTTGATTTTTCTTAAGTTTTGGTATAAAATTAGTAATAAATCAGAGTTCGCCGCCTGATTTTAAATAAGAACGTTGATTAAGCTAGACAATCCAGAAGGGTTTCAACGTTCACCCTTTTGCCCTTGGCCGGGCCTGGATTCTCTAGCTTTTTTTTGGAAAGGATTTAAAATGAGCATACTTGAAAAATTAGGAATTAACAGTGAAATGGTTTATAAAAACTTATATCAAGATGATGATTATTTAAAGTTTTTAGTTTGGAAAAAACATACTTGGCCGACTTATTCACAAATGCTTGAGGCTTTGATGTTAGAGTGTATAGATCATGAAAAATGCGGATTATTACCAGAACATGATAAAAATACAAAAATTATGGTTAATTCAATCGAAAATACAACCGGCCTATCGTGGGAAGAAATATCAAAACGTTTAAAGGATTGAAAAAATGACAGACGAGCAATTAAGAAAAATTATAAAAGAAAAAGCAGAGTTGAGATTTAATGAATTGAAAAATAAAAACTTTGAATGGAAATCTTTTTATAATGGATTTCTTGAGGGAGCGGTTATTGTTTATATGGAAGGGTTGAAAAATGGCTAGAAAAAGAATGTTAAGCCCGGATATCTGGCGGGATAAAAAAACTATCCAACTAACTAATGAAGAATTTATTTTAATGATAGGCGCAATTTCTGCTGCTGACGATGAGGGAATAATTGAGCCTGACCCAGGTTCATTTTTTTTTGAATTAGGACGACAGGAACTATCAACAGAGACTATTCAAAAAGGATTTGACAAACTTTTTAAGCTTGGAATTCTTGTTAAATATGGAGATTACGCCTTTTTCCCGAACTGGTTTAAGCATCAGTATCTTGACAAACCGCAACCAACAAAGCACGAACGACCGCCAAAAAGCGTGATTGACCAGTTCCCAAAATATGCAAAGCAATGGATAGAGACTTTTAAAAAGTGTTCAAAAATGCAAGAAGTTTATGAATTCCCATATGGCCCAGAAAACACTTTAATATGTATGAAAAATCATACACTTTTAAAAGCTATTGACCTTGAAAATTTTGCGATTATAGAAAGCAAAAGAACATTCTCGGAACGTTCCCAGAACAATCCTGGATTAATCCGAGAACAATCCTGGAACGTTCCAGCCAGCAGCGAAGAGCAAAAAACAACAAAATTGGAGGATGATCCTACAATTGAGAAGGTTTTTGACGAAAATATTGCTATCGAAGAGCAAAAGAACATTCTCGGAACGTTCCTGGAACGTTCCGAGATTAATCCAGGAACGTTCCCGCCTAAAAGAAAAGAAAAGAAAAGAAAAGAAAGTAAATTAATAGAACCGAACCAAAAAGAAATTAATAAAAAAGAACCGAAAAGAACCGAACCGAAAAGAGATGATGAAAAAAAAATCTCGAAAAAGCCAATCGGATTAATTACCAGCATGGTCAAAGATTTTCTTGATTTTAACAAGCTCGAAATAAATGATTCTCTTTTGCCAGAAATCGTTGATAGGATCATTGACAAAAACCTTGACCGTTCATTTTGTGATTATTGTTTTGAATATGCAAAAAATAAAAATCCGGCCAGCTTAGAAGGATATTTTATAAAATGCATTTTGAAATTTGACAGCCTTATCGATTCCTGGAAAGAAACAAAAGGACTTGATTTTGAAATCAAAGAAAAAATTCCGATCAAATCAGAGTTAGAAAAAGAATGTCCAAATTGTAAAGTAATCATGAAACACGATAAAGGCGAATTTCAATGTAAAAAATGCCAGGCTGTTTATAAATTAAAAAAAGGCAAACTTGAAAAGATCACGGCTGAAGAAATACCTAAAGAGGCTTTCAAGCTTGAAAATTATTTAGATGATAAAAAAGGCGATAAGCCTGATGATAAAATTGAATTAGGGATTTTTTAGGAGATTCAAACTTGGAAATTAATAATTTTTTTGAATTAATAATAAGCAGAAAAGACGACTTTCAAAAAAAATATAAAATAAAACCAAAATATTTATATATTGGGAAAATGGAACTCGATCAATTGAATAGTTTAAAAACATTCACACCAAGACCTTGTGTTTTTAAAGATGAAACACCTTTGACGTTTTTAGGAATTAAAATAATAAAAGTGATTGAGGAAACTTTTTTAGAATTTGGATTTTAGGAGGTTTATTTTTATGAGAAAGAAAAAATTTAGAATTGTTTTTAATTGCAATAGAAAATTACCATTCGAGTTACAAATTAAAAAGTTTATTTTTTGGAAAAGTATTTATGAATTTCAATATCTTGATGATGCAAAAAGAAGAGCAAGATTTTTTGAAAGACATTCAGGCAAAATATTTTATGAAACCGGGAAAGAATCGGAGGCTAAAGAAAATGATTGACTTATCAGTAAACCAAGATTTAAAAGATCCGGTCTTGATGTATGTTTCAAATAACGGGTATGAGTGGGAAAAGCGAGAAATTAATATTATAAATCATTTTTCAATATTTCCGTTTAAACATTTTGAAGTTATTCAAGGCAGAGAAGTACAACAAGATTTCAAATTTGCAATGATCGTTCCAGAAGAAAAAAAACAGGAAGATGAATTCATGACAAGGAATGAGGCTTTAGCGTTTTGTATTTATAATAAGGTTTTAGTTAAACTTAAAGGAATTACAGATTTTAATCATCCTGGATATTATGACTTTAGTCTTGCTTTACCAGAATACGAATTCATACGAATAAAACAAAATGGCGAATTAGACGGAGAGCCAAAAAAGTTTTTAAAGAAATATTTAAATCAGACTTTAGACGGGTTTAATCAGAGTTTGTGAAAAGAGGATAGAATGATCGAAGAAAAACAGGAAATTAAAATAGTTAATCCATGGGTTGACAATATTAAATGTGAGTGCCCTTTTTGTAAAATATTTATTAGCTTACCTGTGGATTACAAAGAGGGATCGCTTGCTAAATGTCCATCTTGTAAAACAAAGTTTACTGTTGGAAAAATGCAAGGTTTTTTTTATCGGAATAAAGAAGGGAAATGAAATGATTTTTTTAATAATTTGTAAGATTTTAGTCAGTATTTTTATGATATTTGCAATTTATAAAGTAATTGCTGAAGGTTTAGGAAAGCAATCAACTTTAAATGTAATTATAGCCGTCATAATTTTATTATTATGTTTATATGGAATTTGGGGAGGATTTTTAATATGATAAATTTAGACGATGAAATTGAAATAAGAAAAAGAATTGATCCAGTTTTCCGGGGAATCTTTGAAGAAAATGAAAATCTAAAAAGAGGTATAAAAGGCAATGACTTGCTTGATTATTTTGCAGCTAAGGCTATGCAAGGAATGTTGGCAAATAAATTTTCTGTAGGGACAAAAGAGGAATTAGCAGAAGATAGCTTTAATTATGCCGAGGCCATGATGAAAGAGAGAGAGAAGAGGTTGAAATGAAAAACTTGGTTGAATGTTTAACAGACGAAATTGTAAGGGTTGAGAAGTTAAAAGACATATATGCTTCTTTACCAAATAATGCGGGTGCTTTAGCATTGGCCTTAAATATAAATCCAGCACTTGAAAGAGCTAAGAAAGCTCAGGGAAATGGCGATGTTATAGAAATGTTGCTTTGCCGTAAAGAATTAAAGGAAATTGAATGAAAATGTTTGAATTGAAAGACAGGGTTGTGAAAATTTCAAACTGTGAGGAGTGTAATTTTAATACTGCAAAGGGCCTTTTCCCTTTATGGTACTGTGATTTTACCCAGACTTGCATTGAGGAAGATATAGACAATAACACAATTAATGATCTTTGCCCTTTAAAAGATTTTAAGGAATAAATAAAAAAGTTGACAAATTTAAAGGGGTTTAAATGAAACAAAAATATAGTATAATCTTTATTAAGCATATATTCTCTTTTTTTCAAGAGATAAATGATAATGATGTGTATTTAAAACAAGAATTTAAAATAGATTTTGTGCCATCGAAGGGGATGATTTTTGAGAGTGTCGACTTTAAAGAGGAAATAAATAATTTATCTTATGATGTTGTTAATGGTGTTTTTAAAGTTTATTCAGAAAACAAAGAGCTTTGCAAATCTAAGTATTATATTTCTGGTAATATAAAAAGAGATGAAATAAAATTGTCTGAAATTATAAACGACTACTTGTCTGCAGGTTGGGAAATATTAAAGACATGGCCTGAAATACTTGAATAAAATAAAAAAGTTGACATAATCCGGGGAATAGTTTATATTAGATATTGTTTCCACATTGGGTTTAACAGGAATACTTTTTCACGGAAAGCGCGATTTGCTGGAAATTATCGCGCTTTATTTTTTATGGGGCTAATTTATGGCTAAGTTAAAAAATGGTAAAAAATTAGAAAAAAAATACAGAATAACACCTAAAGAAATGTGTTTTCTTGGTGAATATATAAAAAATAATTATAATAAAAAATTAGCATATAAAGCCTTATTTCCTGAAAATAATTCTGAAGACAATGTTCTGTCTGCCCTTGCTTCAAAGTATTACAGGCGAATTACTGATAAAATAAATATACAGGCAAATTTCACTGATTATTTGGATTTGCTTAATGTTGGTTATTCGCGGCTTGCTGAAGAAATTGACAAAGGACTGAATTCTATGAAAACGGAATTTTATAAGGGTCATGTGGTTGCCGAGTGTGAGGACAACACAACAAGGCAAAGAGCTAGGGAATTGTTGGCTGATGTTTTAGGAGCTAAAAAACAAAATATCAAAATCGAAGATGAAACAGACAATCCGATCTATGACGAGATGAAAAAATTAACAAAGTTATACAATGAGCCTGAGCAAGAAGCAGATTGATTATCTATGCACTTCGAGTCACAGCTTTAATCTAAGTTCTGGCTCAGTATCTTCGGGAAAAACATTTATTCAAGTTTTGCGCTGGTTCAAGCATATCTATGATGTACCAAACAATTCACTTTTATTAATGTCCGGAAAAACTTCAGAAAGCCTTTATGATAATGTCATAAGGGATTTAGTAGCTTTAAGGCCTGGCGATATTAAACACCAGCGGAGCCCGCAAAGAGTTAAAGTATTATCAAAAAATATAGAGATAGCTTGTGCCGATGCTTCAAACGAATCATCCTGGGGAAAAATTCAAGGTAAAACTGTTTTCGGCTGGTTAGCCGATGAAGTGACAAGGCATCCAAGTAATTTTGTCAAAATGGCTCAAAGCCGCTGCAGGGGGCAAGGTAAAGTCTGGCCGAAATTCTGGACTTGTAACCCGGAGAATTCTGAACATTATATCCGGAAAGATTACATACTCAATAAAAATCTTGATTTAAAACTTTGGGAATTCACTTTTGACGACAATCCGGTTTTATCCGTGGAATATAAAAACGAATTAAAGAATTCTTATTCAGGTGTATTTTATGACAGGTTTATTCTTGGGAAATGGGTAAACGCCGAGGGTGTTGTCTATCCTGATTTTAATCAAGACATTCATGTAATCGCGCCGGTCAATCCGCCTAAAGATTATCAAACTTATCGCGCCATTGACTTCGGTTTTAAAAATCCTTTTGTTTGTCTGTTTGCCTTTGTTGATAATGACGGTCGAATAATAATTTATGATGAACATTATGAATCTGAAAAACTTCTTGAATATCATGCAGAAAAAATAAAACAAAGAGGCAGGCTTGACGCCTACACAATAGCAGACCATGACGCACAGGACAGGCATGAGCTTGACTCTTTTGGTATTCCATCAGCCCCGGCACAAAAAGAAGTAATTTTGGGCTTGCAATCTGTACAAAAAAGGCTTAAGATACAAGCGGACGGGAAACCGCGCCTTTTTATTTGTGCTAATTGCATTAATACCATTCGTGAATTTAAAATTTATGAGTGGGAGGAAAACAAGGAAGGCAAATTGAACAAAGAAGAGCCGAAAAAAATCAATGATCACGCCATGGATGCCTTGAGATATCTTGTAATGGCCGTTGATTATGGCGGGGGCGGTGCTGATTGGGTGTAATAGACTTTTTATTTTCCAGCGTCAAAAATGTTCAGGATAAATATACAAAATATTTTGGCTCAAAGACTAAAGAGTATGAAAGCCTTTTTTCTGATCCTACCTTGAAAAAAATATTCGAAAACCTGGGAGGCTCAAAGAAAAAACTAACAAATGATTTCAAGCAGCTGCCCATTGTCTATGCTTGCATTAATTCAAAGTCAAGAAATATTGCATCGGTGCCTTGGCGGTTTTTCAGGAATAATTCAGATATTGAGTTGAACGACAACGACCCTATAAAAATATTATTTTCAAGCCCAAATGCATTTATGACCGAGAATGACTTGTTTTATGCCATGGAGGCTTTTCTTTGCTCAAAAGGCGAATTCTTTTTTTATCCTGACATTGAGGATTTATATCGGGGAATTCCATTGAATCTTTGGTTATTTAATCCCAACGACGTGAAGAAAACCG